CCGGCAGACGATGCTCGCCGCGTCGATCCTAAAAAGCGCGGTTGATGGACAATATCTCCTGCGCCGGCTTGGTGAATCCCCCGTTTGGTCGATTCTCGGGGCCGATGTCGTCGAGTGTGTCGACATGCCGAACGTAGCTGCCGGTACCTTCCCCGTTGCCTTTGGTGACTTCAAGCGCGGCTATATTATCGGCGACCGAATCGCGCTTTCCGTTCTCCGCGATCCTTATACAGCAGCCGAGATGAACTCGGTCCGGTTCCACGCACGGAAAAGGGTCGCTGGACAGGTTGTGTTGGCCGAGGCGATTAAAAAACTCAAGATTGCCGAATCCTAAGGAGGTTACATAATGAAAGACTTATACCACAATCTTTTGGCTGAGCACTCGCTCTTTCCGGTGAGCCTCAGCGATGCCGCAAACGGCGATGCGATCATCGACCTGGCTGGCTATGAAGGGGCGCTCGTCGTCTGCTATACGGGCAGCATTACCGGCGATGTTACGTTCGAGCTGAAGCATGGCGACGAATCAAATCTCTCCGACGGAGCTGCGGTATCGGACTCCGATCTGATCGGATCAGAGCCCACTTTCGCAAATCTCACAGAAGACAACGCCGTAAAGACGTTCGGCTACGTCGGCAATAAGCGTTATCTCCGGGTCGATGCGACCGCCGGGGTCGGGATCGCCGGCGCCCTGGTGATAAAGGGATATCCGCGCCACGCCCCGGTAGTGTAAGCTGAATAGAGAAGCGGTGAGAAATTGACATATGGGGAGACTGAGGTCCCAAGCCCTGTCTCCCCCATGCCGCTATATGAAAAAGAGAGGTGAACCATGAAAAGAGTCAGAATGGTCGTCACGAAATTGGGTAGTGTCGATGGAATCAAAGTCCAAATCTTTAAGGCTGGAGAGGTCTATGTGATTCCTGCTGGCCTTGCAGACGTATTTCTCTCGAACGTATGGGCCGAAGAGGATAAAGTCATGGACGAGATAATCGAGACAAAAGACATTGACCCAAAGAACAAAAAAGGAAAGGGGAAAAAGGGATAACGGATAAAGGAAGAATAACGCTATGGCCGTCATAACCGTGGATGAGGCGAAAAACTATTTAAAAGTAAATACGACCGATGACGACGCGCTGATCACCGTGCTTATCGCTGCGGCCGAACGGCTGGTAGAAAAAGCCACCGGCCGGACTTTGGTGACAACCGATTTTGTCTATGTGATCGACAACGCGCCATATATTATTTATATCCCCCATTCCCCGCTCAAAAGCATAACAAAGATCTCCGTCATTACGGAGGGCGGAGCGGAGATTAACGTTGATAGCTCGATTTATGCCGTAGATACAAAAACCTATGATCAAGGCAGAGTATACCTGTTGGAAGGTCATGCGTGGCCGGAGCATCGCGCCTTCGCCTCATTTATCATCAGTGGGAAAGCCGGATATGGAGATACAGCCGCATCCGTACCAGAGGCTTTAAGATTGGCTGTGCTCATTGCCCTGGCAAAGATGTATGAAAACCGGGGCGCGGTCTCCGAATCAAAGGTGATGGGCGAAATATCAGCGCTTTGCGCTCCCTATAGGGTGATGAAGCTATGATGACACGTTTCCCGGCGATCGGCGAAATGAGGCATCGGATAACGTTTCAGAAATCTACTCAAATGGATGATGGCTACGGAGGAGGAGAGCAGATCTGGACCGATATATTTTCCGTCTGGGCCTCAGTCGAGCCAATCTCCGGCCGGGAATATTACGAAGCGATGGCCGTGCAGCACCAGGTCACGCACCGGATCAAGACGAGATACAGGAGCGACGTCACGCCGGAAATGCGTGTAACCCACGATGGGAAAATCTATGGGATTGAATCTGTGGTCGACATAGGTATGAGACACCGGTTCCTGGAGATTCTCTGCCGGGAGCAATCAGAATGAAATTTATTTACGAGCTCAGAGGCGACAAGGAATTGAGGAAGAAGTTTCGGGAAATGGCGGAGAAGGAAAGCGACGTGAAAAAAGCGGTTGGTAACGCCGGGCTTGACGTTCAGAGACGGGCGCGGTTGCGCCTGCGTGATGAGAATGCTTGGGATACCGGCCATCTCAGCCGTTCAACTCTGGTCGAACCGAAACAGAGCGGGTTCGCTGCGGACATTTTTCCGACGGCGCCCTATGGCCTGTATGTTGAATTCGGCACCAAGCCGCATTTCCCGCCCCCGGATGCGCTCGCTGCCTGGGCGCACCATCACGGTTTCGACTCTGCCTGGCCTATCTGTCGAGCCATCGCCAAGCGCGGACTGAAAGCGAGACCGTTCCTGTTCCCCGCGCTTGAGGATGCGAAGCCTGGATTTATAGCGGAGCTCGAGCGGATCTGCGAGGAGGCTGTGCGATGAGGTCACCATTCCTGCCTCTGCTTAAAGCCCAGAGGGCCCGGATTAAATCCGAAACTGGCCGGGAAGTCTATGACGATGTCCCTGAAAATGTCGCCATGCCTTATATCGTCGCCGGCGGGATAGAGGGCCGGGACTGGTCTGATAAGTTCCAACCTGGCCAGGAGGTGACGGCCACCCTCGACATCTGGTCGTCTTATCCGGGCCGGAAAGAAGCGGCAGAGATAATGGATGAAATTATTCAGGCTCTGAGTTCTGCACCGCTCACGCTTGACGGCGGATTTAATTGTGTTCTTGCGACGCTGGCGCTTTCGGAGCTCATCGTCGATATCGACGGGGTCACGAGACATGGCATTTTAGGGATTAAGTATCTTATCGAGGAGGTATAAAGATGGCTAAATTTCATGGACTTGACATTTACGTCGAAGTCAATACAGGTACCGAAGAATTGCCGGTATGGACTAAGGTGGGGGGCCAGAAGGGAGCCAGCCTTAGCCTTTCCGGAGAAACGATTGACGTAACTGACAAGGATTCCGCAGGATGGGAAGAAACGCTTATGGGCAATCGAGCGGCTGAGGCAGAGTTCGACGCGTTTCTGATCGAGGACGACGCAGGCTTTGAGGCGATCAAATCGGCCTATTTTAGTCGGGCAGAAATCGACCTGCGGCTCACAACACAAGCCAAGACTTACCGGGCAAACTGGGTCGTTACGGAATTGAGTATCGAAGGTGCTCACGACGACGCATCGGTAACCTCAATGTCGCTCAAGGCCAACGGAGCGGTCACCGAAGCTGATAAAGTCTGACAGGGAGAGGAGAAGTGGCTGTATTAACAGTTCAGCAAATCTCCCTCGCTGGCCTCGAACCGGCTTTCGTAGCTGCCGATGCCGAGGGTGATGAGTTCGTCAATTCGGGCCGGGTATTCCTGCACGTCAAAAATGGCGATGCTTTGGCTGCGACCGTGACTATCGACTCACAGGCACCCTGCAACTACGGGTTTGACCATAACGTCGAAGTTTCGGTGCCGGCCGGCGAGGAGCGGCTCATCGGGCCGTTCAAGCGGAACCGGTTCAACGACAGCGAGGGCAAGGTGCAGGTCGCTTATTCAGGCGTTTCGAACCTAACGGTCGCGGCCGTAGAGCTGCCTTAAAAGGAGGGTAAATGGATAACGTTATCAAGCTGGACAAGGACAGACACCTGAAATATGGGTTTAAGGCGATCCGCCTTTTGCGCGAGCGATTCAGCAAGCCATTCACCCAGGTACTTGAGCTTGCCGTGGATGAGGTTCCGGCGTTCGTCTGGGCTGGTTTAGTTTGGGAAGATAACGCCTTAACCGTGGAGAAGGTCGAGGAAATGCTGGATGAGACGATTCCGGAAAGGTACACGATGCAGAGCATAATGGCGCTCATTTCAAACGCGCTTACTTCCCAGCTTGGAGTTCCGGAGGCCGGCCGCCCTTTCGCCGAGACGCCGGAGACGAGCTCGCTGAAGCAAGACGTCTCGCTCTCGAAATCGGACTGACTCCCGAGCAGTTTGAGGACCTGACGCCGGCAGAGCTGAGCGAGTTCGTCGAGGCTTTTAACGCCCGCGAAAGGCGCGAGTGGCAGCGCACGGCATGGCTCGCCTCGACCATAGTAAGTGTCCTGGCCGGAAAGTCGATCAGCCCGAAACGGCTATTGCCGGAGGCATTTGAAGTGCCGCATAGAAAGATGACAAAGGAGCAAGTCACCAACGAGTTAAAAGATCTCAAAAGGAGATTGAAAATAGATGGCTGAAAAGACCTTATGGGTCCGAATCGGAGCGGATATCTCTCAGTTCAAGGGTGAACTCCAGAAGGCTGAGGGTTATCTTCAGGCCCATAAAGAGCAGTTCCGCAAGATTGGCTTGGGAGTAACGGCCGTCGGGGCGGGTTTGACGGCGTTTTTTGCGAAGGCTGTAAAGGAATACGCCGGCCAGGAAGTCGCGAACGAAAAACTAATCAATGCCCTGAAGAACGTAAAAGGTGCATCAGCCGACGGCGCACAAGCTTTGCTCGATCAGGCCGGGGCTTTGCAGACGTTGACTGGATACCAGGACGATCAAATCGTCAACGCCCAGGCGATGCTGGCCACGTTCCAGCTCACGGACGAACAGATCAAAGCAATCACGCCCCGCCTGATCGATATGGCCGCCGCTACCGAAAAAAGCACCGGCCAGCAGGCAGATCTCCAATCAATCGCCATTGCTCTCGGCAAAGGATTTACGGGGTTGGCCGGATCTCTGAGCCGGTATGGCGTTGTTCTCTCCGAAGAGACGAAAAAGTCAGGCGATTTCAACGCCATCCTCAGTGATCTTGATAAGAATTTCAAGGGCGCGGGTGAAACCGTCGGCAAGACTTTTACCGGGCAAATGCGGATCATGAAGGCGGCTGTTGGAGACGCGCTCGAGCCGATAGGCGAAAAACTGGTTCCGATGCTCAATTCGCTCATGGGTAAGATCACGCAAGTCGCCACGAGCGTTTTCGATTGGATGCAAAAACATGAGAAATTGATGAAGGTATTGGTACCGGCTCTGGCGATCTTCGGGGGGATCGCTACCGTGCTCGGGCCGCTTTTAATTATTCTCCCATCTCTGGCGGCCGGTTTTTCTATGCTGACCGGACCTGTCGGACTCGTAATAGCCGCCATCACAGGCTTAATTGCTATCGGGGCTCTGATCGTCAAAAACTGGGACGAGATAAAAGCCTTTCTGATTTCTTGCTGGGAGGGAATTAAATCAGCGGCAGTCACCACATGGAATGCTATAAAACAGTTCTTTGTCTCTATATTCGAGGGCATAAAGTTCGTCTTCTCCACGGCGTTCCAGGCTATTGAGACCGTGATTGAGACGTATCTTACAATGTGGAAGACTATCATCACGACCGGAATCACGGCACTTGTGAGTGTTTTCGGTTGGCTCAAGGACAATGTAATCATACACGTTGAAAATTTAGTGACCGGTGTCATCGAAAAATTCCTCGGTCTGTTTACGAGGGTTAAAGAGATCTTCAATCAGATAAAAGACAAGATCGTGGGAGCTTTCAAGTCGGCGTGGCATGCCGTCGTCGGCGGCTCTATTGTCCCCACAATGACATCGCAGATTTTGGACCAGTTCGCTTACCTGCGGACAGGGGTCCTGTCGGAGATAAAAGCGATAGAGGATGGGACAACGCAGGCGTTCTTCCGGATCTCTGACTACGCCCAGGCGATGCAATCAACAACCGCGGAAGCCGGAGCCTCAATGAGTAAAAATCTTCGGGCTTCCGGGAAGATGATAATTGACACGCTTCGCCGCCAGGCGATTGCGTTCATCATCTCGAAGGTGATGGCTGCGCTCCCATTCCCGATCAATCTGGCTGCGGTTGGGGCAGCCATCGCCGCGGTCAATACGCTCTTTGGAGCCATCAAGCTTGCCGAGGGCGGCATTGTCACCAGGCCGACGCTGGCGCTTGTCGGGGAGGCTGGGCCGGAAGCCGTTATACCGCTCGATAAAGCCAGTAGAACGTGGAATCCCGAATCGTACGGCAGAGAGATTAATATGACCGTAAACTTTTACGGCGATGTCCATAATGCAGGCGATATAGATCAGATTTCGAATCGCCTCGCTGACCGGCTTAATCAGGTTGTTAGAGGAGGACGGCTGTGATAACAAGGCCAAAGCTGATTGATTCGATCGGCAATGAGCTGGAACTGCCTCAAACTTTCAATGTCCGGGCAATACCGGTCGGAAGACGCACCTCTATTCTTGATATCGCTTACAGCGATGGGGGGCGGGATTACTCCGACGGTTGTTTCACGCCCCGACGCGTGGAGATCTCCGGCCAGCTCTGGGCTTTAACGGATGCTGAGTTAAACGATAAATGGGATGCTCTCGCAACTTTCCTCGCGAGGGAGAATCTTAAAATTCAATTCCGCGGACGGTATATCAATACGGTCCGAGTGGAAGAGATTAGCCATAGCGATCCGTCCCGGGTTGATTATCATATATCAAATGTTGCATTGAGATTCCTTTGCGTGGACCCTTTCTGGTATGCACTATCCTCGAAGACAGTATTGGTTGAGACCGGAGGTGTCTCACCGCTCGATATAAATGTCACAGTGGCAGGGAATATTCCGGTCTTCCCCGAGGTGCGCATAACGAACAATGCCGATAACGTTTCCTTGTCTCTCAAAAATTCATCTGATGGCGACCGAGGTTTCACGTTCGCGGACCCGGCAGCTCTGAGCGGCACGGTTTTGATTGTCAACTCCAGGACCGGAGCGGTCACCCTTGACGGAAGCGACAAGATCTCTGCGTTCTCCGGGATCTTCGTCCGGCTTTTGGGCGGCGTCGACAACACGCTCGTTTATACGGGCGCGAGCGCTAAGGTGGAAGTGTTTTATCGGGAGGCCTGGCTGTGAGCTATTTCCGAGGAGGCCTGCGTTTCCGGGAAGACCGTTTTTCCGGATATGCGCCTGGGCTGTATATCCCAGTCTACGTTCCGGGCGTGGCCCGGGGGTATAAGGTAATCTTTTACGACTCGGCCGACGTGAAGATTGGCGAGCTCGGAAGTGACATCAGAGAGCCGGCCATAAGCGTCATCGAGTTCGAGCTTTGCGAGTTCGGCTGCGGGGAT